GCCCGTTGCGGCTTTTTGAGCAGCAAACAGGTTGTCGACTGCTTGCGCAAAGTCGGTGATGTCAGCGGCGCGGTGGGTGTGGGCTTTTGGAGCTACCTCATCGCGGTTGGCCTTGCGCTGTATATCCGCCGCCAGCGTGGCTGCATCCAGCGTGCCGGCGTTTGTTATTTTTCCAAACGCCTTAATCCACATCACCACATCATCTAGGCTGTTTTGTGCCTTAATGCATAGCACCATTACCAAGGCTTTAGGGCGCACCTCGTCAGCAGTGGGGACAGAGCGGGAAGCATCAAACACCACCCGTTTTTTGCGGTTGTTGTGGTCGCTATCGCCTTTCGAGCTGCTAAATGTCGCATTTGCACCATCGTCCAAGTCCATAGTAAACGCCCCCTCAGCCCGGCTGTAGAGCGTGTACCGGTAGCCACTGTATAAGGCTTCGATGCTGCCTGTAATGTTGCGGATGGCATCGCCCTGCTGCGTACCCACCGTGAGGCTGCCTGATGTGTTGCGGATAAAGCGGTCTTCTGCTTTCGGTACGGCATCGATTGAGCCGTACTGCGCCACCAGCTTGCGGTAGAGCTCTGGATAGGCGGCCTGCGTGACCTTGGTAGCGATGTCGTCGTACTTAATCCATCCGTCCGGGATGTCCGACACAGGGAAGTAGGCAGTCATGCCGATGTCGGAGCGTGTGAGGTTGGGCAGTTTGTTGCCGCCCAATACGCGGTATAGGTCGGGATAGGTCGATTGGGCAAAGGTGCTGCCGTCGGCTTTCAGGTAGCCTTCCGGACTGCTGATAGCGCGCGGAAAGCCGATTACTGCGCCAACTGGCAGGCCTTTGCCTGCGGATTCCTCGGCTTTGTCGTAGGCAATCTTTACTGCCTTAGAGGTGGCCGCCATATCTTCTCGGTCGCTGTTGGTAGCGGATGAGAGTTGCGTAGAGCCAGCCTGTGTCGTGCTGGCTTTCAGTCCTTTGCCCGCGTGTATTGCCCATTTCCCTGTGTTGTTGCCACTGTTCGGGTTGTGGGTGTTGGCATCTACCAAGCTGATATATTCGGTATCCAGCGTGTCGCTGATAAGCACCGAGCCTTTGGGATAGCCGCCGATGGCGTCGCAAAAGGTTTGGTCGAAGCGGTAACGCCCGCCTTGGTTTTGCCAAACGGTGTGCGCGCTGATTTCATACAGTACGCCGTTCATGTCTTTCCCGCTGGGCGGTTTGCCACCGACGGAAATCGGGGTCATGGTGATGCTTGGAAATCCTTCGGTATAAGTGGCGGCTTCCTGCGCCAACCCGCCGTTGCGTTCGGCAGGAATGTTGTTTTTCAAGCCATCTGAAGCCCAAGGCTTGGACAGCAGTTTCGGTTGCGGCATGGTTTAAACTCCCATAAAAAAAGCACCCTCGCCGAAGGGTGCCAGATTGGCTTCGATGTAGCCGAAGGTTTTATCTGCCTCCGGCTCGTAAAAATCCAGCAATACGCCGCTGGGGCGCGGCAACAGGTCGCTTTGGCGGATGATGGAGTGCTCTACCGGCAAGAGGTAGAACTCAAACACATAGCGCGCAGCCATCGTGCCATTTTTGACGAAATAAGCCCTCCCGCGTTTGCCGAACATCTCACGCAGCAGACGGTTGATATGCGGGGCGGTGGCGTAGATGATGTTGCTCATTGCTTTAAGCATAATCACGCGGCGGTAGGCGTCGTCGTCCAAACGGTATCGCCGCTCCAAGCCTTCGCCGGTACTCCATACGCCGTTGTCAAACGGGGTAAAGCCCTGTGCAAAGCCGATGTATTCGTCTTGCGCACTAATCATGACTTCCCGCTCAATGCCGACAATCGCGCCCCAAATATCCAGCCCAAAACCCTTCGCGGTGGATACATTCCACACGGTATCGTAAAACCGCTGCTTGTCTGTGCGCGGGTCGATGCAGTCGTCAAACCGATGTATCAGGCGGCAGATGACCGGGCTGTTGGCATATTGGCTGATTAAGGTTTCTCCAACGGTTATCATATGCTCACCACTTCGATATTTTCGGCACGGACAACAGGGGTCTGGTCGATGCCCACGGCCACGGAATTGCCCATACTGCCGGCTGACAGGCCGATTTCCACATCCAATACATGCACGTTCGGCACGGCCTTCACCACTTGGGCTACGTAGCCTATGGCATACAAGTTCGCGCCAATACGCCCTTTGAAGGTGGCAATGATGGCCTGCTTGATGGCCGTCTCCGCGCCGACGAATGCTCCGCGCTCAATCTTGATACGAAAATATACCGATAGTTCGACAGGCCGCATAAAGGCTACCTGATAGGCGGGCTTCGGGTCGTTGTAGCTGTGGTCGTACACCGTGATTTCGGTGTTGCCGTTGAAGTCGCAGCCACTGCCTGCATAACGCAGCACGGCTTCGGCCACCGCTGTATCATCCCCGCCTACCGCCGCCACATAAATGCTGTGCGGCTTGAGGGTGTAGTTGGTTGCGCCGGCCTGCACGCTTTGGCCTTTCGGGTTGTCAATGACGTACACATCACGCACCCCGTCCAGCGCAAACACGTTGGCATATACCGCCTGCGGCGTTCCGTGGGCATTGACGGCCACGCTGCGCCGCCTGCGTTCGGCAAATTCGGCACGGCTCTCTTCCGCCCGTCCGGGAACGGCGGGGTGCGGATTGTCCACCCTGTCCAATCCCACCAAGGCCTGATAAATAGTGTTCACGCTGTGGGCGGGGGCTTCAATCTGTCCGGCGGCAATGAGTGTACCGCTGACTTTACCGCCGATAGGGATGCCGATTTCCTGCTGCAAAGCCCATTGGTTGCCCGCTGAATCCTGCACGATAAACCCCTGCGGAATCTGCGTGCCGGGCAGTCCAACAAACTCGCACACCACCGCCGAATCGGTAGCAGGTTTTCGCTGCAAGAAGTAGATTTGGGCAATCGCGTCCTGCATCACGCCTTCGGCATATTCGGGGTGGATTTGATTGACCAGTTCGGCAATCACATTGTTCTTGTCGGCAATCACGGCGGCCAGCGAGGAAGCAAGCTGCCCCTGCGGCGTTTCCAAATTCAAGTTCAAGCCGCCGCCGAAAGCATCGTTGAAATCGGCCAGCACGCCGTTCAGCACTTCGGTTTCGGTCGGAATCTGCAAGCCCTGCGGCGTGAAGCGGACGGGGGGAACATGACTGCTCATAGCGTTACCTCGTATTGTTTTTGAGTATCGTCGGTAAATTTCAGGCCGCCTGAAAGTACGCGCCCGTCGCGCAGTTCGGCGGCAATGTCTGCCGCTACCACGCCGGGGACGGACAAGGCAGCCTGCACCAGCCGGTGCCGGTACAGCGCGAAAGACTGTTTCTTGCCCAGCATTTCTTCAAAATAGGGGATGCCCTTTTCTGTGTCGTAATACAGTTCCCCGGCAAACAGACGACACGCCGAAGCCACGTCCTGCGCCTTGGCGTAGGGGTCTTTCGCCAGCGCAATATTGCCTGCCGTGTCAAGGGTTAAATCCCAACTTTCTTGGTCTAGGTATAGCGTATTCATGTTGCTATCGGCTTTCCTGATTGGCCGCTGCCGGGCTGTACGCCGGAATGCGGGTGGTTGAGCAGGCTGACGTCTTTCGCCTTCACATCGCCGTCGGCAGAAATCCCGCCGCCGCCCGTGAATTGCGCCGTGGCTTGGGTGTTGGCCTGAAAGGTTTGCGAGGTGCTGCTCACGCCGCCTTGTGCTTTCAGGCGGATATTGGTTGCCTCCATCTCAATATCGCCGGGCGAGAACAGCTTGATGCCGCCGTCCTTAAAATGGATATACTGTTTGGGCGTGCCGTTCAGGAAGCCGCCGAAATACAGGCCGTCCGAATAATCGAAGCGCCGCCTGCTTTGCGGAGCGGACGGCACTTTGTTTTGCTTGACGCTGGAAATATCACGGCTGCAAAAGCCGCACATGCCGATGTCGCCCGGTTCTGGGTCGATAATCACGGCGTTGCCGCCGCCTTGCAGCCGGAAATACGGCACGTTATAGATGATGCCGTGCGGCGTAACCGTGCCGTCGCCGCTGATTTGGGCAACCAATGGTTGTACGTCCACCAGCCCGACAGGGGCAAGCCCGCCCGATTTGGTTTTGACCACCCGCACCAGCGTTACGGTTTGGATGCGCGAGACGATGCCCGACACGATTGCGCCGATTTCACCCGCGCCGCCTTGCGTTTGTTCGGGGCGGTATTGCGCCCAATTATTTTGTTGCGACTTTGGCATTTGTATCCTCCACATTGGCGGCTTTGATGTCGGCCAGCCATTTGCCGCCCGGCGTTTGGCTTTCCAAGTCCAGCGACAGCCCGAATACGCGCCATCTGCCGTTGCATTGCTCAATCAGGCTGCCTGCAACCTCAATCAGCCCGCCGAAGCGCAGGGCTTTGTCGTACAGGCATTGCAGCTTCACGCCCTGCAAATCGGGTATCGGGTAGCCGATTAGGCCGGTGGTCGGGCTGACGATTGGTACGTCAATCATGCGCGGCTGCCCCTTGGGCGTGATGGCGACGGTTTCGTTGTCGATGTACACGTCTATATTGGCGGCGGCGGCAATATGTCGGATTTTGTCCAGTTCGGTGTTCGGTAGGTATTGATTGCTGATTTTGGCCTTTACGCCGTTGTTTTCAAAACGCCTGCCCATGCGTTTGCAAATGGCTTCGATGGCCTTTGCCACATCGGTTTCGCCTTCGTGGCTGACCGCTTCGGCAGGCTTGAGTTGCCACAAAACGGCAGTGTGGCTCTCGATAACCAGGCAAATATCCGGCGCGCCACCCATTTCGGGGTAGGCAAACGTGATATTGCCGGTATAGACCACGCTCAGGTCGTCTTGTTCGCCTGCCTCCACCTGTACCAGATTCATCATTGCCTGCTCGGTGTTCCATTTCACACGAAGCAGCTTCATGATGCTGTCCAGCTTCAAGCCGTACACTTTGATGCGGGCGGACGGCATCACCGCGCCATTGCCATAGTTGATTTGGCACGAGGTACGCAAACCACCAACAACCAGCGTATCGTTGCCTTTCGCATCCCATACGTCTTTTTCCTGCCCCAGCTTGATGCTGACGCGCAGGATTTTCTCTTTAATGCTCATCGCGGTACACCAAAATAAAACGGCTGCCCAGTTCCTGCCATTGCGGGTCTAGGCTGCCTGCGGTATCGACAAAATACAGTTCGCCGCGAAAGCCGCGATAAGCCTCGCCCACCAGCGGCATACCGTGCAGGCATACCCGTTCGCGGATCAGCACACGCCCGTCCGCCGACACGGTGGCATACAACCTGCCCAATCGCGGCACTAGCGATATGGTTACTTCCTGAGAGCCCAATGTGGCGCTCACTTTTTGCACCGGGACGGGCTTTAGGGGGATTTGGTAAATCATTTCAAACCGAACCCCTTTCTGAATGTATCGGTTATTTTCCCAAACCCATCACTGCCTGAACCGTACAGCTTAGATAGGATGGATTCGTTGTTCTGCACCGGCTTGGGCTGCACCTTGCCGCCGTCTGACTGCGCCTGTGCTCCGTCTGGCTTGGTTTTGGTGTATTTCACTTCCACCTGCCGTACTTCGGCCAAATGGATATTGACCTTCAACAGCCGCGCCCCGTCCGAGGCTTCCCGGGCGTAGTCATAGCCCGTTATTGCCATGTTCGTATACACCGCTTCGGGCGTGATAACCAAGAACAAATCCGTGCTGTTGGACAACGTATCCAACAGGCCAAGAAACGCGCCTCGCGCAAATACACCGCCGCTGCCCTTGCTCATCTGTACGGTTACCGTGAACGGGTCGCCCACTTTGTTGTAGCTGGCGAACGAACCACGCTCAATAGGCGCATTGGACACTTTGGAGGTGTTTTGGTGTTTGACTGACGTTACGTTGTCAGACAACAACAGCGGGATGCCGTTTTGTCCGAAAATGCCCCAGTAGTTGCCGAAAATAGCGTTGATTAAGGCAGCACCACCGAACTTAATCAGCGCGCCGCCTGCGTTTCGCGGCAACTTTGGTACATTAGGGATGCCGATTGAGTTCCAAGCCATAACAAACCTTTCTCACACCATCGCAGGCATAATCTGCACCAACCTGTTACGGGCGGCGGCAGAAGCATCCGCCATTGTGCCGTCTATGGTGTTGGCCGAAGACTGCACATGAATGCCGCCGTTGATGGCGAACTGCATATTGCTGTTGTTGGTAATCTGCTGCGCCTGCTGGCGGGCAACAGCGCCTTGTTGCATAGACTGCAAACCGCGCTGCGCATTGTCGGCAACGGCTTGTCCGCCGACGGGGCGACTATTCAGGTCGGATAATACTGCAGCAGCCTCATCCAGCCGTCTTCTTCTATTTACCCCCCGGTTATCACCTTGGCGGGCGGCGATTGCCTGGGAGATGGTATTAATGTTGCCGCTACGGGCAGCGTTTACCAAAGACGGCAATTTATCCAAACTTCCGTAGTTGTAGGCAACCGAAGTAATGGCGGCCTGCGTTTTGGCAGGTAGGCGGTCAAATTCTGTTGCGCCGATTTTCTGACGCGCTGCGTTTCTGAAAATCTGTGCCCTGCGTGCCAAATCACGCTCCGCATCCTCACGGGTAACGGTATCACCCTGTCGCACTCTGCGGACGTTGCCGTTGCGGTCGGTGATGGTGTCCGTTCCGTAGCCTAAGCGGTAAGCGTTTACGTCCCAATAGGTACGGCTGGAGAAGCCTTCATGCTTCCTAATCATGGCGAGTGTTTCTGCCATTGCGGAGTTTTGCCGCGAACCGCCGCCCAACCACGGCTGCGAGCTGTAGCTGGCAGGATGAATGTTATCCCTGCCTGCTTGGAAGCCTCCTTGGAAGGTGGCGTGTTCCTCACGAGCGATTTGCCCCAGTAGGGCGTTCATTTTCGCGCCGGTTTGGCCGTTTCGATTGTAGGTATTGGATACCCCAAGCAGCCGCACATTCGCCCCCCTGGCGCGCAATGCGCGGATTTGGGCGCGGATACCGTCGGTATCGTTCGGGTTGTTACTCATACCGGACGACAGAATCACGGTTTGGCCTTGTAAGTTGCCGGAATAGCCGTTAATGAAGCCCAATACCTGTTGCGGATTAGCACCCACTCTAGTTGAACCTGTGCCGTTTACCGCGCTGCGGTAGCCGTGAGCGATACTATCGCCGAAGTAAATCGTGCCACCTGGGGAAAACATCTGTTTGGCGACACGTTCTCCCGAGCCTAGGCTTCGTACCGCCGCCTGCGCCGAACCTGCCACGCCGGGGGCGTGGCCAGTAGCAACATCAACTGCGCCGGATACCCGTTCAGCGGCGCTCTGTACCTGCTCCGCCACGAAATTTACCGGGCGCATAGCTAGGCGTTTGGCCGCCGTCCAAGCGCGGTTGTAATCGCGGTTCATCAGGGCATTGAAGATTTCGCCTAGGTCTTCCAATGCGGGAGCAACGAATTGGTAGATGTCGTTAGCAAGGCTTTTGAAGCCGTTAGCCAGTGAGCGTAGGGATACCCCGTTTTCGTCGATGAATCCTTTCAACCGCAACCAATCAAACAAGCCTTTCCCGGCTTCCGCCCATGATGTGTATCCGGTGAGCAGGTAGGTGAAGCCTTTAGTAAGACTGTCCACCGATACTTTGGAGGTTCTGATGTAGCCAGTAAAAGCACCCCAGTTGAACAGGCTCTTTCCGCCCTCTGCCCAAGTCTTGTAGTCGTCATAGAGCAGCACAAACGCAGCACCCAGAGCAGCCACGGCAGCGGCAGCCAGCGCGAACGGAGCAATAAAGGCATACAGCGCCGTTACTGCTGACCACAGCACTGGAATCAACACCACGCCCAATACAAAAGCCAATCCCTCGAAAACATGCTTCATGGTGTTTTCATTGCGCATCAGGTAATCGGCAAAGCTGCTAACCAGTTTCACCAGGCGCAGTAAATGCGGGGCGAGCGCATCGGCAATCATGTTTTTCAGCGCATCCCATTGCTGGTTGAGATAAGCACGGGAGCGGGTCAGTTCGCGGCTGACGGCAATTTCTTTCTCGCCTGAGCGATAGAGCCGGTCTTGTAAGGCCAGCATCTTTTCCATTTCGGCACGCCCAAGCAGCAAGGTGTTGATGGTGCCGTCGTCCAAACCCATGCTTTTAGCCAGATTGTAGGCCTGCACCCTGTCCATCTTGGAAAAGCGGTCGGCCAGATCCAGCATGATGCTGTCTAGGTTGCGCGCTTTGCCGTCGGCATTGAGCAAGGCAACGCCGAATGCATTGAAGAACGGAACCATGGATGTGTCGCCCATGGTGGTGAGCCTGGTAATGCTCATGCTCAGCCCAGCCAAACTACCTCTCATGGCATCGGCCTGACCGCCCGCCATTTCAGCCATGCCGCCCCATGCTTGGAGCTGGTTACGGCTCATGCCGATATTGCGAGATAAGTTGTCTAGCTGCACGTTGGCTTCAGTGGTCTCACGGATCAACTTATCCAGCGCATTTGAGCCAGTAACGAGAGCAAAGAGCGCGGCAGCGCCTTTTGCCACCTTGCCTAGTGCCTCTGTCAGGTTTTTGGCCTGTTTGACGTTCTGTTTGACCTTTTCGACGTGCTTATCCAACCCTTTGCCGGATTTGCCCGTTTTTGCTTCTACCTTCTCGAATGCCTCGGTCATGTCATCCAATTTGGAGACTGCCTGCTTGGCTTCCCGGCTGAATTTGGACGAGTCAATGCCCAACTCCATAAACAGGGTATCAATTACTGTTGCCATAGCGATTCCTAAAAAAGGCTACCTGATTTCAGGTAGCCTGTTGTGCCTTGTTGAAGGCATCTGTATTGACGATTTCGAGCAGGTTAAAAGCATCTTCCAGCCCATACACAGTTTGCAGTTCGTGTAGGCTGCATATACGGGAGGAAACCAGCGCGCCGATGGTTTGGGTCAGATTCAGGTAGCCTTGTTGTCGGCTTCCTCCTCCCCGCCCGATGCCGAGGTCAGGCCAAAGGCGTGTTGCAAAAAATCGGTATGCAATGCAAACACCTCCTTCCGCAAACGCCACAGGGTAGTAAAGTCTTCCACATCGTTGAACTCCATATTCAACGGGCGCGGCTGGCCGCCTTCGGGGATGATTTGCACGCAGGCCAGCAGTTCGTTCAAGAGCGGGATAGCGTCTTCAGGTTTGACTTTTCCCAATGCGCCAAGCGTTGCCCCCACCATGCCGATCATCCCTTGCTGCGGGGAGATGCCGCCCAAATCCACGCCGCTGTTGGCCAGAGCCAAAAGGGCGCGCATCGCCCAGTTGTCGGCATGGGCGGCGCTCATTTCGGTAATCAGGAACACGCGGCCTTTATCCCGCCCGTTCTCAATCGTGATTTGCTTACTCTTTAACGCCATTTCAGATTTCCTCCGGTTTCACTACGATGCGGAATGAGTAAGTGGCGGATTCCAGCGTTTTCTTGGCCGTCGTTCCGCCTGGAATTTCCACCAAGAAGCCGGTAGCGGTGTAGCGTTTCTTCACGGCGGAAATCTCAACCGAAAATTCCACCATGCGCGTTTCCTGACGTTGCAGGATGTCGTTGGTGAATTGGTCGAAGTAGTCGCGCGATTTGCTGGTGGGCGCAAGCTGGATGTTGAAGTCCACTTCGTAGGGTGTAAAGCCGCCGGATTGCTGGCCGTCCACGCCCATCATGGTTTCGCCGATTTTGCCTTGCCCAAAGTCGAAGGCATTGTCGGCGGCGTAACCTTCAATTTGTACGAAGTTGTCGTTAAAGCCTTTCACGCGCATCAGCAGGATGCTGTTGGCGGCGGTCAGGGTGCGGTCTGATACGGTTTGCATATATTTTCCTTTGCAAAGAGGCCGCCTGAACTGTCAGGCAGCCTGCAGGGGTTTACTGGACGTTGATTGAGCCGAGGTTGATGTTGTGCACGCTGCCGCCGTCTGTGTACCACAGCTTCATCGGCATGGACTGGCGGTTGCCGCGCGTCTGCGCCGAGGCGTTTTGAATCAGCAGGAAATAGCCGGTGCTTTCAATCTTCGCGGCGGCATCTACGCGCGCCTCGTTGTTAATCAGGGCGCGTTGCTGTTCGCTCAACGGTACGCCCGGCTGGATGCTGCCGAAGTTCAAGGCCTCGTTAATCGGGTCTTGGCAGGCGGCGCGTTGTAGGGCGATACCGACGGCGTTGTACGGCACGGCCTTGGCCGAGGTGAGCAGGGTCATCAGGGCAAGCTGCAACTGACTATTGAGTCGGATTTGGTTCACATAGGCATCAATCCATTTCCATTTGCCGGGCATTTGGCCGGGATAAAGGAAGGTAAAGCGGTCGTTTGCGGTTGCCCATGCGCCGTAGTAGTTGTAGCCGTTCTCTTTCAGGTTGTCGGCATCGGCGGCGTTGTCCACGTCCACGCTCAAACCGGATTGGTTTTTGAACGCCAACGTGATGCGGCCTTGCGTTTCGGTGAAATCAATGGAAGCAATCGCGCCGCACAGGAAGGCGGCCTTGTCCAGCCCGCCGTAAATCGGGGCGGTGCCGTCGTAGGCGGCGGCTTTCAGTTGCGCGCCAAAACAGGTCGTGTTGCCGGTTTGCAGTGCAGCGGCTTCTTTGCCCCATGCGGCGTAAAGGAAGCGGTTGTTCTGCGCGTTGCTCCATTTGGCCAAGGCCAGCTTGTCGGCCAGTTCGGGCTCAAACACAGTGGTAAAGGTGGCAAAATTCAAAGTGGACTGAATCATGCCTTCCATCACGGTTTCCGCGCTGTCGCCGTCGTTGCCCTTGGAAATCACCGCGCCTTTGGCTTCGGTCAGATTCAAGGCTTCGGCCAGCGTGCCGGTGGCAAAGCCGATTTCGGAAGCCCGGCCTTGGGTGGCGGAAACGATTTCAAATGCTTGCAACTGCTCGTCAAACTGCACGGCGGCACTGATGGCTGTGCCGATTTTGTCGGCGGCATCGGAAAAACTGGTGGCGGCCGCCAAGCTGATGTTGTCGCCGCTCTTATCGCTGCCATCGATGTTCACTTTCAGGCTGCCCGAAAGTTTTTTCAGGGCGGCAAGGCTCATGCTTTTCACGCTTGCGCCGCGCAGATAGGCGGCTTCTTTGCCGACGTTGTAGGGGTAGAAATACAGCGTGCCGGGTTTGATGTGCGAATTATCGAAGCCTTTAAAGTACACTTGCGCGGCTTTAAACTCTTCGCTGGCTAAGCCGAAAAACTCGCCAACTGCCGAAGCATCGGGGAACGCGGTGTGTCTGCCGGTGGGCAGGTTTTCGTTTTTACTCAAAAAGACGGCGTTCATCGACAGGGGAGAGCCGCCGGAACTGAGTACGGCGGGGTTTACGCTGACAATTTTATTTGCCGGAATAGATTGGAACATGGATATATCCTTTACGGTTGGATCAGAGTTAAATCAAAAGCGTTTACAAACTGTTGCGAGTGTTCTGCCTGCGGTGCGTAGGCTAGATGAACGGTGGTCATCCAGCGTTCCTCATATTCGCTTTCTTCGTTGGTGAGCGGCATGAAGCGTGCAGGGTCGGCATACAGCGGCTGGCAGGATTTCAGCCGTTCGCAGGCGTAGAAATCGCGCCACAGCAAAACGGTTTTCTGCGCCATCTGCCCGGCTTCTTCGCCGTAGAAGTCAAGCTGCATCTGTATTTCAGACTGACGCGAAACGGCGGCGGTTTCATCCGCCACGGCGTAAGCGTGTTCGTTCGTGGCGGCGGCGGTTTCGTTCAGGATGTTCATCACCACAAACGGCGGCTTGGGCAACGGTACGTTGTTGCTGTATCCACGCACCACTTCGCACGAAAAAAGCCCGAGCAGCATTGCCCGGACTTCGGTGTAAATATCGTCTAATGTTGCCGCCATAACAGCACCTTGCACCAATCCGGCCAGCTTTCCACCACCTGCTTCACCAGCCATTCTGTTGTTTCGGTTTCACCGTAGGCCGCGAATACCAGCTTGTCCGCGCCTTTGCCGTTCTGCCGCCTCAGGCCGTGGAACTGGCCGGTTACATAGGCATAAAGCAGCGTTCCTTGCTGCGCCAATCCTTCAAACAAGGACAAATCCTGCGTGCTGAGGGTTTGGGTCTGCACGGTTACGGGATGCTCGCTGTAGCCTGATTTCCGTTTTCCCGTGGCATCGGTGGTGTAGCCGTCATTAAGTTTCAACACGGCGGGCAGGTTGGGATTGACGGATGTAATCGCGCCGTTGGCAATGGCTCTAAGATTCATCAACTACCTCGTAATCAATACTGCGCCACAACGTTCCCGTGTCAATCAGCGGCTTATCGAAACCTTTTTTCTTTACGGTTGCGGCGGCGTTTGGCGGTTCGCGGAAGGCTTGGATAGTTTCCACAATCTGCCCCTTTACGCCTTCGCCCATCAATTCCAAGGTTTGCCGCACATCGCCGCCGTTGGCTTCCAGCATCTCAGCAGCCTGCTTCGGCCATTCGTCCTTGTGCTCGGCAATGGTATTGCGGAAAAACGGGCGCGGGGGAATGGTTGCCGTGCCGTATTCATTCCAGAAGGCGACTTGCGCCACGCTTTCGCCGTCCGAACCTTCGTAGTTTGCCTGCTCGATGATGCCGACGCGCACCTTGGCCGTTGTTGCCTGCGCGGCCAGTTCGGCCAACCGCTGCCTGAATTTATCGCCGCCGCGCATGGCAACCTCCCAATACATAGCGGAAGCGGCGGTATTTGGCGGTCAGCTGCCAGTAGGTTGCACCGTAAGGCGTTTGCAGATACCAGGCGGCATTGCTGCCGACTGCGCCCATATCCGCGCTCACGGACACGCTGCCTTCGGTAGCCGAAGCGATGCGCCCCACCAATCCGCCCTGTGCGGCACGTTCAACCAGCGCGGCGAAATGGCGCACCAGCAGGAACAGCAGCATTTCGCGCTCTTCCAGCTTTTCCACAATGCTGTGGTCGGTGTTGTCCAGCAGGCTTTCGGCCTGCGTGAACCACATGGCGAACTGGGCATCACTTGCCTGTACTTCGGGATAGGCCTCCTGAAACCGTGCTTTATCAAAGACGACGGCAGGCATGGTTAGTCTTCCTTGGCGGTGCTTACGCCATTAGCCTTGTCATCGGGGTTAATAGCTTCCAACTTGGTCTCGTTGTCGGTCTTTTCGCGTGCTTCGGCTTTGGTGTTCTTGGCATCTTCATGGGCGAAAACGAAGCCGTTTTTCACCATGTCGCGGTCTTGGTGCGCTTCCATCCAAGCGTTGAACAGGTCGGCGTCCACATCGTAAGTGATGCCGTGGCCGCCGATGATGTTTGAGGCGTTTGCGCCGTTCAGTTCCACCGACTGGCCGCCTACTTCGATAATCAGCCCGTTAGGCAGCTTGCAGCCAACGGTTACGGTTTTTTGTTTTGCCATTTGATTTTCCTTTGAAATTGAGAAAAGGCTACCTGAAAACAGGCAGCCTTGTTTTTCAAGCAGCCTGCACTTAGCTCACCGTCATGGAAGCAATGCAGAACGGGCGGTAGATAATCGCGCCCCATGTGCCCTGCGATTTCTTCTGCTTGATGCTGGAGGCTTCCAAAACCATGTTGTGCGCACGCAGCTTTTCGGTGAAACCGCATTCCAACGTACGCTGGCCGTCCAACTCTTCCACAATCAGCTGCACCATCTCGCCCGATGCGGCGGAGTATTCCGGCACGGTTTCGATGCGCAGGTTCGGGAAGTTCTTTTTCAGTTGGTCGGTAACGTTGACGTTGTACTGGTTGGTTTTGGTCAGTTCCACGCTGGCAGTCGGACTGCACACCAGCAGCAGCGGGGTGTTCATATCAATCAGGCCGCCGGTCTGCTGCAACAGTTTTTGGAACAGCTTGCGGATGGATTCGTACACCTGCTCGCCGGTGGCGGTTGCCCATGTTTGGGCGGCGGCGGTTGCGGCAGGCAGGCTCGGGTCGTTGAGGATGCCGTAGTTCTGCAAGCCGCGGATACCGAACAGATAGGATTTGTTCTGGAAGCGGTTCAAGGCGTTCACGCTGGCCTGATTGACACGGTTTACATAGTCAATCTTGGCTTCGCCCGCGCGTGCCACTTCGCGTTCGCCCCAGCGGGTGAACACTTGGTAGTGGTAGCTCTGGCGTTGCGGGAAATTGACGTTGGCACCGCTCACACCGTTGTTATTGTAGTCGCCGTAGCTGGAGACTTCGCCGGTAGGTTCTACCAGCATGAACATGGCGGTTTCTGTCGTCCAGTCGCCTTTTTTCACTTCGCCGAAGATTTCGGCGGCCTTCATCGGCTGCAGGGCGACTTCAATCAGTTTCGGATCGACATAGGTCAGCATCCATGCGGGGATGCCACTGTTGCCGGTAGTGGTTAGCGCAGGCTGTGCGTCCATTGCCAAAGCTGCCTGAACCTGTTCGTTCATCAGCTTCTTGCCGCCGCCCATAAAGACGATGCCGGCATCGCGTTCTAATTGCTGTAAGGTATTCATTCAATTACTCCCATGTGGTGATTTTGGCCAGTTCGCCCGCTGCGGCTTTGGAAGCTACCTTGAAGCGGGTAAGGGTGTGGCCGGTTTCTGTGGCGGCGGCAGATGCTTTCAATGTACCGTCAGTGTCTTTGGCAAACACGTTTTGGCCGATTTCGGCACCGGCGGGGAAATGCGCCCAGAAGTCGCCCGCTACGGCCAACGTAATGATTTGACCTGGCAGGATTTGGTTGCCGTGTTCCGCCAGATAGGCGGTGATGCTGGCCTGTTGTTCGCGGTGGACAAAGCCGATGCGTGCGCCGGCGGTTTTCTTGTTGGACACTTTGCCCTCGGCATCCGCCCAAGCAAACATACCAACGGTTACGCCGTCCGTGCCGCTAACGAGGGTGCCTTCACCCGCCAGCATGGAAGCGTTCGGGTTGTGGGCAGCAAAATCCCCCGCAACGGCGGGGGCTTGGTAAGATTTAACTGCTTTTTGGAATGACATGGTTTAAGCCTTTCTGATTCGTGATAAACCGGGGAACTGTTCGGCGGTTTTGGCCGCATCCTGTGCAATCGGCTGTTTGGGCTTGCCCAACATGCCGACCATGGCGCGGTAGGCGGAAGGATGCACACCGGTTACATCAATGCCGCTCTGTTCAAGCGCGAACTTGTACACGTCCGCCGCATTGTCCATCGCTACATCGCCGACAATGGGCGCCACTTCGCGTTGTGCCGTCGCCAAGGCTTGCGAACGTTTCCGTTCGGCTTCTACGGCACGTTTGATGGCCGCATCCATCGCCATTTTGGAAATGGCGGCATCTTGTGCGGACTTGGGCGCGCCGCCTTCGGGGGCTTCCGGCTCTTCGTCTTCGGCGGGTTCTTCCGGCTCGGCGGGGGCGGGGTTGTTTTCGCCGTCCTCCGGCTCGTCTTCGTCCGTGCCGACATTCTCGACGTTTTCGGGCGGCAAATCTTCGCCGTCATCCTCAGCCGTCTGAACTTCGTTGGTGAGCGATCCAATAACCTGCAACAGTTCATCGGGGCTCAATTCGGCATCCTGCGCCAACAGGGGCTGCACGGCTGCCTGAATACGCGCTTTCGCGCCTGCTTTCAGTTTCATGGTTTTCCTTTCGTGAAATGGGTCTGCATCGCTTACTACAACATCACGCCCCGCCCGACCCACATCGACAAGGGCTACATGGTTTCCGACAATATCGCGCATCACGCCATCGTAATGCCTGCCTTCAAATTCGCCTGCGGTCATATCGGCGGTATAGTGGTACGCACTGGATAGCTCCACCTGCTCGCCGCTCTCAATACCGGCAATCGCCTCCGCATCCCACACGGCCAGCGAACATTTCAGGTAGCCGTCTTCAAACACGGTATCGCTGCCGGTCGTGCCGGCAATCACTTCTTTCTGCGGCTCGTCAGCAGAAACGGGGATGTGCTTGCTCAATAAAGGCAGGTTGTTGAACGTCGGTGCTGCCTTTTCCAACTCTTCAGGGTCTCGCAGCAGGTAGTAAACCTTTTTCGGCTCAAGCCCAAGTTGTTGGTAATTGGGGATTTCGCTGCCGTAGTAGGGGTTTACCGTGGCCTTGCTGATGTTGGAGCTTTCAACGTGCAGCCTGCCGTCTTGGTCGTAGGAACGTAGGGAGCGGTCTTGGGCGAGGGAGAGGCGGTCTTTTGCAGTTGTTTCAGGTCTTGAAGCAACTGATGTTTCGGCTTGCTTGCCTATATGTTCTAGATATTCAATCACCTCAGGCGTCATCTCTCCGCGCAAAAGTGCAACCATAATTGCGGCTCTCCGCTCCGACTGCGCCTCTCTTTCCGCTTTAGCCTCTGCTTCTGCCTTTTGCTTGGTCAACGTTTTCTCACTTAACGGCTGCGCTTCTCCGACAGTTTCGATAGTGCGCCCAAGCTCTCGGGACATTGCCTGTTCAAGGCCTTTCCTCACCCCGACGATATGACCGTTCTTCACCGTAACATCGTTCCTGTCAATGGAACTATTCTCCGGCATTCCCTCCACCCAATAGCCGCCGAAAATAGATTTTTCAGCTTTTATCGGCTCTTTGATTTGGATATGGGTTTCTTTCAGCTTGACCTTTGCTGGCGGCTTCTTTTCGGATTTCGGCTTAGCTACCGCCGCCAAATGCTCTTTACTCGGCGTTTTCGCCCCGACAAAGCTTTTCCGTACTTCGTTGATTTTCTCGCCGTTAAACTTCCCACCCATCCCGGCTTCAATTCGGCCTGATTCGTCGATTTTGACGGGCGAGCCTTTGTTTTCCGCGCCGTTCGGTTTAACGGTAATCCAGCGGCTGTCCATCGCCAACATTCGGCGGGCTTTGCTCAAAATGGCTCTCTGTTGCGTATTCATGTGTTGAATCCTTTAATCACGGCGCGGCTCGTACAGCGGCAGTTGATTTCCTCTCCGGGCTGCACCCATTTGCCGTCCAGATACATGCCTTTGCCCACGTCGAACCGTTTGCCGTTGGCGGCAACATGGCTTGGGCGCGGCTCTTTGCCTGCGTGGGAGTGCATCCATATAGCCTCGGTAATGCCCAGTTCCTGCCGCCGTGCCTTTTCAATGGCCGCTTTTGCTTTGTTGGTTTGGTCTCGCGCAATAAAAGCGGCGCGGCGTTCGCTGATGCCGTAGTCCTTGCGCAGTTCGCGGGTCAGTTGCGCCATGTCGTAGCCTGCGTTCACGCTGCGCCATACGCTTTCTTCCACGCGGTTCAGGTATTGCTGGCCAATGGAGCGGATAAGCGATACGTTGCCGCCCAATACGGCCTGCAAGGCGGTTTGCTGTTGCGTTGTGGCATTGAAACGGACAGTAAAGCCCGCCTCCCGCAAGGCCGTCTGAAAGGCTCTCTCTGTGTGGGTTGCGCTTTGATTGGTAAATATCTCGGCGATTTGCGGGGCAAGCTTGTCCAGCCGTGCCAGCCAATAACGCAACAGGGCGGCCAAAGCAGCCTGCAATCCGTCCGTCAGGCTGTCTTGGGCAATGCCTTTCGGGTAGTGCCGTTCAAGCAAGCCCTGCACGTCGGCGCGCATTTCACGCAACAGCTTTTTCAGGCTTTTGCGGTAGGCAGCCTCTACGCCTAGATTGGGCTGTATCGGCTTCAGGATGATGTCTTTATCGGACGGTGCGGACAGTTTCATGGCTTGCTTTCGGTAGGCGGTTGGCATACAATAATCACGTCTGACAGCAGAAATTTTCGCATTAGCTGCGTAATCTCAGGCAGGTTACTGTCGAGTGATAAATGGTGGGGATTGCGGCCACCCAGACACAAACAACCCCTGATGATGAAGTATCAGGGGTTTGTTTTTTGCTTGCGTGATTTAAATGCGGTCAGTAAGAACATCAACTGATTGCCTTTAAATTCCGGCGAAATGATCGCCATCTTTTTATTGTGCCAAATCTCAAAATTTCCCGTCTCTTGGCTCTTTTGAATATTGCCCTTCTCAATAACTTCATCAATATCTTCAAGGAAGAGGTCAACATCAATGCCTTGCTCTTCTCGGCGTCTGATGATGTGTTTCAATCCGACATCATCATTTCCCCAAACTAAAGCAATATCGCCAATGTCGCTTCGGTGGAAAGCGCCTTTGATATACCCGTTCTTTTCCTGCCGTAATTTTTGGACGGCGTCTTTCCCTTTGCCTTGATACTCGGTGCCAAGGAATCCGCTTATGTCGGCAGCATTATTTTGAGATGAGCCTCCTGCCCCAAACTGCCCGTTCTCCGCACGCGGATGTTTGCTTTCATCCCATTCGGCATCTTGGGCAGGTTCAGGCTTTGGGTCGGTGGGGTCTCCACCTTCCTCCCCTTCTACGTTGTTCATGCCGTCTGAAAAACCGTCATCGGGCATTTCGGGCACATCTTCTACGTCGATGCCGTTGTAGCCGCTGTCCCGCTCGCTCGCCAGCCGTCCGCGTACTTCCTCTGCCGATACCACGCCAGCCTGAATGTAGGCCACATCGCGGTCGGTGTCGGATTTGCGGATGGTGGAAAGCTCGGTTTCGCTCATCTGTTGCAAAGGCACGAAGTCAAACGTGATGTTGTCGTTAACTTTGCCGAACAGATGCAGTTGCACCAGTTTGAGCAGTTTATCCAACGGGTCGCGCAGCAGGTTTTCCTGCATGGCGCGGATGTGGTCGTAGTAAACGGCAATTTCGCCCTCCGTGCTGGCATTCAGCCCGCTGGGCGTGATACCAAGCAGCTTCACCAGCGGCGTATGGCTGGGCGCAGCCATTTGCTCTTGAGATTGGGCAAGCAGCGCATCCAAGCCGGACAGCGGGGTGTTGAACTGGAAGAACTCTTCCTCTTCTTTGCTCAACAACATCAGGCCGCGATTGTCGCGCAAACGGTTGTACAGTTCGGCACGGAGCATGATGTTGGTGTCGCCGTCGTCGCCGCCGCTCAATATCGCGCTCATGTCGGTTTTGATGCCGGACAAGGAGAAGCTGTGCAGCAGGTCGCTGACGGAATCCACGGTACGCAGCCAGCGTTCCACATAGGGCATCATGAGCTGTGTCATACTCACACCGCCGAAGTTGTAGGCGGGTTTTAGCATGTCTGGCACAGGGCGGGAAATCAGGGTGAACAATCGGCTGGCGTGGATTTCCTGCGCCATCACATACCATGCCTTCGGCTTATAGAAGTCCGGTAAGGTAGGGTCGATGGCGTTGTACGGCGCGGGGGTCGTCCACATCGGCTCGATATTCACCAAGGCTTTCAGGCTGCCTTTGGCAATGGTTTTCTCGGTCAGCAGCAGCGGATTGGCCAATTTGCCGTCGTGGTCTTTGATTTGCACCAGTATCTGGCCGCGCCCGAATAGGCCGTCTGTCTCAATGGCCTTACGGAACACATCGCGCACGTTCAGCCGCTCGTAGCATTCCTCAATCTGTTTGATGAGGTCGCTGTTGTCTTCTTCGCCCACGGATTTGATTTCTATCCATTGGCGGGTCATTTCGTTGGCGGTGGTTTCGCTCACGCTGCGGTATTCGGAAATCTGTGCCAACTCAGCCAAGCGCGGATAGCCGATAAAGCCGGTGCCGAAAAAGCAATCAGCCCCAAAGTTTCCTAAGGGGCTGCTGTCCATCGCTATACCGTTTGGCTTCACACCGTCCGGCAGGGCTGGAAAATCCAAGCTGTATGAGACGGGCTGTTTTTCAGGCAGCCTTTGCAGGGCGCGGCGCATGGCTTTGTCTGTGTGTTTTTTCTTTTTGCTCATAGTCCGCTCAATATCTTGGGGTTGATGTTCAGCCCGCCCTGCACGGGGGCGAAGGCCATGACCAGCGCATCCGCCCGGTTCGGGCTGGGAATGCCGCGCTTTTTCATGTCTTTCTTACTCTCTGCCTTCACGCGCCCGTTTTGGTCGTAATCCACTTGCGGGCGGCTCAGTTCGGCAGTCAGGTATTCCAACTCGTGCAGGCTGCTTGAAAGGCTGATAAGTTGGTCTTCGGGGTAACTATCCCCGTGATGGACGGCACGCCACGTTTTGTAGAAGCGGTCGCGCACCATCCACCATGCCTGCGCCTTGATGTTGGCGAACATGTCGCGGTTTTTCTTGTCGTCGGTGTATTTGGCATCAGGTTTGTACACCGCACCGCCGGCATTGAAGCCTAGCGTCTGCACCTTGCCGTTCTTGCGCCGAAACTGCGCTTTCACACCAGCGCCCACGCCGATGTTGTCGTACACGATGCGGTCAATATTCTGCTCTTGGGCATACAGGTAAACCTTGTCAGCGGAATAAATCACGTCCTGCCCGCGCCATTGCTGCATATCGGTTACGACCGAGCCGTGCCGCAATACGGTAGCGTTGGCATCATCGCCTTCATCGGCCACGTCAAAACCAAGGATGCGCCGGCCTGCGGCTGAGAAGCCCAGTTTTTCATGCGCATCAATAGCGGCTTCAATCCAGCTTGGCTTGATAATCGCCAGCTCACTATCAGCCACCGGCTCGCCCAGCCAAATATGACGGTAGAGGTCTTCATCCCGCTCTTTGCATTCAAGCATGTCAGCCAGTAGCGGCGTGTCGGCAAAATGCGGGTTAATGTCGTAATTCGCCTTCAAGACAATGCTGTCTTTGGGCGGGTGGACGATGAACCGCTGATAGGTGTCGTCCAGAATGTTTTTCGGGTTGAAACTGATCCATATTTCCGCGTTTTTGTCGCCACGGATAGACGGTATCAGCACGTCCCATGAATTCTTCGTTACCGCTTCGGCTTCTTCCACCCAGCACACGCCGACACCCTGAATCGATTTGATTTTGGTAACGTTGTTCTTAATGCCGTAAAACACGAACTTTGCGCCCGTGCCTTTATGGGTGATGGTGGATTTCAGAATATCAAACTCATCTGTGTAGCCTAAACGCTCGATGGTCTCAATTAATAGCTGATAAACCGAATCATCCAGCGAGCCTTGAAACTCACGGGCACATAAAATGACCGTGCCGATGCGGCGCGATACCTCCACCGCCAATTCCGCCAAGAAATATGATTTCCCGCTACCGCGCCCGCCATACAGCACCTTGTAACGCGCCTTGCGGATAAGCGGTTTGAAATACGGATTGGCCATAGGGTTACTTGAAAATATCTTCCAGCGAACGGGTTTCTACCTTCACACGCATATCGGCATCCAGTTCCAGCTTCTCGCCGTACTTCTTCGGCGCAAGCTTGGCCGCCTTCCACTTGCGGGCGTCGATTTGTAACTTGGCTTTCGCCACTTCGCCTGTTTCAGGGGCGACAGAATCGGCAATATCGATAATCTCGTCGGCAAAACCGTCCGCCTGTTCCTCGCGCGCACGCGCGTATTGCTCCTGAAAATCTTGGTGTTCTGCCAACCAGCGGTGTACTGTGCCGCCTGCAGGCATATCCGCAGATGCGCAAATCGCCCGCAAGCTCATGCCGTGGGCGATCAGTTCGCAGATTTTATCTGCCGTTTCTTGACTGTATGTTGTAGGCCGCCCGACTGGGCGTTTTGCTTTTGCCATATCGAGCTATCCTAAATCTAAAGGCCGCCCGAAGGCAGCCAAAAAGAAAAGAGAAAATTGCTAATTCGCAACTTTCTCCGAAATATAGCATATTTATACCAAAAGTGTTTCATGCTGTCAAGTGCAAAACAAAAGCAGCCCGAAGGCTGCTGGTTCCAGCTAGTGCCAGAGAAGTCAGAAATGCTTGGCTGTTGAGAACCGCTTAGCTCGGATATGAGCGGCAGTGCTCACGCACCAATTCAAGCTTGCCATGACGAAAACGTATATAGGCACAAACATGAACAGCGCGTGGGTATGAACATGTAAGCATACTCAAGCTCCTTCCATTTGTAAAAATGGGGAGGGCGATATTGCCTATTCGCTAAAGTTATGCCTACAATATGGCGTTTCCAGCCAGAAACACGCTTTCGCAGGAGAGCAAACAGTGGAAGAGGGACGCCCTCACTTCCATTCCAAAGGAGGTATTGGTGCGGCAACATCAATACCTCCAAATCTTTTTCAGTCTTAGTTGTGCGCACTCTGGGCTAACCCCATATTTCTCCACAACCTCTTCTACCGAAACAATCCTGGCAGATTTAATTTCATGCGCCGGCACTAAAAAACTCCCAGCAAACTCGTTAGCCTGCCATTCACTATTCTGATAAACCTTGTCTTCCCTCTGGCAAAAGGCGCGAGCAAATCCAATTTGGTCTAAATGCATCGCAATATGCCCAAGCTCATGTGCAACAGTAAATCGATGGAATCCATCTCCATCACAAGCTCCGTCATACACATCTTGGCGCAGTAAGATGGTTCCATCTGGCTGACTTAACCCAAGGTTGCCACCCATGGACAGCGTAGACCTAATCTCATATTTCCGCCACTCAAACTCTAATATATGGATGACATCCAAATATCCAGTTACTTTAAACTCCCTCCTCAATCCTTCGGTTAGCTGATTAATAAAGGAAGTGCCTAATGGCCTTACCTTAAAACCATCTTGATAATGTATGCTACTCATCCTCACCTCTCAATAACTTCAAAATTCTCTCCTTCCTAGAGTTATCCAGTGTATTTAAGTTCCGGGCAAAAGCACCTATTAAGTAACGGTCTTCACTTGACTCAGGCATTTGGATGGTAACAGTTTTTTTTGTCTCATCAACTGCCTGCAATAATTTATTAGCCTGCTCTGAGTCTAATTTTAAATAATCAATAATTTTCTGGGCAAACCCATCAGGAATTTCCTTCGCTCCACTTTCTACAGCGGAAAGGAAGGCTGATGTTACCCCTATGCCGTCAGCCATTTCTTTTAGGCGTATTAAGCGGTCAAGCCGTATTTGCCTGATTACTTTGCCAAAAGCTGTAAGTTTCATTTTCTTTTCCTTTATACCGCTTACAAAGCGGTCTCTTCATGTCGATTAGGACGCCACTTATCCAAATGGTGTCATAAATATACGCACACGAAATTATACTGTCAATAACTAATTAACCTTTTGGTTAATAACTTATGTAAAATATCGTTATTAACCCAAGCCCCATGATGCGTTCGCGGGCTTGGGCTGCCTGAAAATCACGCGTTCAGTTTGTGATAGCGGGCTTTCTCCGCACTATCGCCGTCCCAGGGGAAGTATTGGAAATACTCGTTGTCGGGCACGCTGATACCTGCCTGTTCGGCCACATTACGCAGGAACATGATGCTGTCGGCGGCGTGGTCGTGCAGGGTGGCAGCAAGGCGGCGGTTCAGGCCGCGCAAGGCCGCCCTGTGTTGGTAGAGGAATTCGGCACAGTACAAGCTGTTGATTACAGCTCCCTGTAAATTGCGCAGGGGTTTTGGCTGCAAGTTTTCAGGTAGCCTGTCCAACACTTCGCCGTTCAGCCCGCTTTGTAACGTGAGCGAATGCACATAAGCCACCGCAGCAGGCAACAACGGTGCGGCGATTTGGTCGATATGCGCCACGCCGAAGCGCTGATGCACCATGCGGTAGGCTGCCGAATAATCGATACCGCAGCGGGCGACCAGCAGCTTCACCGCATCCACCAGGCCGCGCCGTTCGTCTATCGTGGTTTGGGTTTCGAGCTTGGGGCTGCCTGAAAGAATCTGCTCAATCTGTTCGTCGCACCATACGGCAAATTTAGGGTCGAGCCAGCGGGCAAAATCAACCGCTAGCTTTGGGTGCAGCCAAGTTCCTTGCTCTGTGCCGCCCTGTTTGATGATAACTATTTGATTATCTTCCGTTGCTCTTTTTGGAGTAACGCTTAATTTTTCAGCAAGTGCAGAGATATATTCTTGAGTTCTTTCAGATTTTAGATAATTACCAACGCGCCTGTTGAAATGAGCGGCAACAACAGTAGCGTTCAGGTAGCCATTATTTTGAAAAGAAACGGGGAAATTACCGAAAGATACGGTTTTGATATGAGACATGATTTACTCCTTGTATAAGTTTCAAACCCTTTCGAAGGGGTGGCGGGGTGTTCGAAACATGTACAAGGCATGCCGCCAGCCTTACGGACTGGCGCACCCCGCCATAGGAGTAAACTTTGTGATAGGTTCAAGGAGAGAGCAATGAAACCAATAGACACAAAAAATCCACTCTGTCGGGGCGGATGCCGCTTGTAGGTGTTTCGAGCACCTAGGAAACATCATAAACAAAACCCCCTGCGAACGCAAGGGGCTCCAACCATTCAATAATCTAATCCTTTAATAAGAGGCTTCACAAATACATGGGCAGTACAACAATTGCATTTGTAACAAGTTATCAAGGGAAATATCGGCACATCTTCCAGCTTGATCACTTTACCATCATACTTTTGGCGGTATTTCTGTGCTGTTTCGCAATATTTTATTTCAGGCAAAAAGGAGATGGAAACGTGTGCAACGCCCGCCTCTTTACTTCTCTCACGCCTTATCATCTCGCTTGCTCGAAAATTGGCAATCCTCATTTCCACTTGAACCGACTTAACCTTAAAATCAGCAGGGATTGTTTTATCTGTTGCCAAAGCCTGTTGAATATCCGAATAAATCAGATTGTATCGTTCGGCTGGGGGATGCCTCCTCAAGTATTTAGCCAACTTGTCGATTTGTTTATCGGTCAGCCTCTTGGAAAGTTTTAACACTTTCTCCAGCTCATCAATTTCTAAGCGTAATTTTCCATCTATATTTTTAGCTTTGATTTTAAAGAATGAAAACATAGATAAATTGAATTTTATTGTCCTAGTTTATACTCTTGAAGCTCTCTTAGCCGCCTAATATTCATCTCCATTGGACAAATTACATCCATCGGCATTGCACCAATCCGATTTCTAAATTGGCACATTTTGCTACGATAGTCCAAATAGGCAACCTGACTGGCTTTTAACAGCCTAGCAGTTTCAGGAGAGTAAGGGTTGTTATCGTTGACATAAAAATTATAGATGTTTTCATAAGTATTATTTAGATCTTCACTCACTAAAGCATCAACACTTCGAGCGCAGGCCGCAATCGCTCCATTATATGGGGCGGTAATTCTATCAACACATTGGTCATACTGCGATTGATAATCTATGTTTGTTTCAGCATATACCGAACCGCCAGCTAACAATATAGCTGCTACCAACAATGTTTTTTTCATCATTATTCTCCTTGTTTCGGATATTTCCTATTTTGTTCAATCAAATAGCCGATTCTCTCGGCAGTCTTGTAGGTGTTCTGTTGGATTTTGAACATAACCACAGTAAATTCAGCCCACAAGCGGATAATCAGGTTGCCGAATATCAGCAAGCCCAAACCTGCGAATATCCCCATCACACCGCCGACCTGCTGCGCCTCAATCTGCGACTGCCCGCCGGCAAACCCGCCCATCATCAAGCCGATGGCGAACAGGTTATTGACCAATAGCAGCAGCCAGTAAATTAAAGTGATGATTTAGTGGATCAAACAGAATCCAAGAAAAATATGCTGCGCATTTTGCGCCCCCTTAATCGCCTTCTTCAGTTGGGTATAGTTCAGACAGCTTGGCAAATTCAAGAGCCAGCTTTTGGTTTAAGTTTGCCAACTCCAAGAAATTTTGCGCAACTTGCTCATGATTGCCGTTATACAGAATCCGGGCATTCGTTTCATGCCAATCGGCAATATTTCGATTTATTTTTGAAATCTTCTCTAAAATCTTTTTCTTTGAATCACTCATCTTTCATCTCCTAAAAAAAATCCCGCTTGTGGTACAGTTGAAGCTCGACCAACAACTATCCCAAAGGGGATTTTATGCCAAAATTCAGCCTCGACCTAGCAACCAATACTTGGACGGCCAAGCAATATATCCGTGTAACAACCGACTATACCTGCGAATGCGGGAATAGGATGGAAATTCAGATTGATTGGCCGGAAAAGGTTTCAATGACCTCCCAAATAACCCTTAACAATCTGAATTGTCCTCAGTGTCATGCTCCCGTGGTGTTGCCAAGGGCACATTACTTTGTTGAGGGCTATCGCTTGTTATCAAAGCCGATTGAGGGGGAATGATACCCTTCGCCTCTACCCTATCGCAAGTAATGATAATTTTGTCATTACTTGCGGATATTGAACTCATGCCGATTATGTTCATAATCATTTCCTAATACAATTATTTACCCAATAATCCCCGCTTGCCTAAACTCTAGCTCCAGTTTGCAAATGGCGCTATTGAGCAGCCCGGCAACGATTCCCCCAACCTGTTTCTTTTTCCGCCACAACGTTACGCGCCCAATATCAAATCTGTCTTGTATCTGCATCTGCTTGGGGCTACCTGAAAAAATATGCGACAGCAAGGCATCACAAAGCAACAAGGGAATGCCTTGCTGCTGATCTAGAATGTAGCTGCTCAAATCCACAATACGGCTCAAATTGCTGCCGTATTGGGCTTCTACGGCGCAAAGCTCTAAATGGTTCAGCAGCCGTTCCACCCGAGCCCGTATCATCGCACTATTGGCGTGCCAGTCATGTTGTGTCATCCCTTGTCCGCCGCCACGGCTCACGCCCTTATCCTCCACCCAGTGGCAAATTTGTGCGGTGTTGTTCAATGGCTCGATCCGCATACAAGATAAGCGGTAGGCGTGGCTCAATGCTGCTTCGACTGACTGGTACATGCTATTTCCTGTTCATCTGTTTGGATAGTAGTTTCTTGATGCGGCGGCGTCTCATTACTCGATACCAGCGGCTTGCCCGGATTTTCTCTTTGCGCTGCCGCTGGGCTTCACGGCGGGCTACTTCGTCAAAGGTCGGGTCTTTGTAGGTTTGTGCCATTACGCCGCCTCCAGCAGCCCTTTATCGGCTAGGATTTGCTGTGTCCGCATTACCCCTTCGGCAAAAGCCAAGCGGACGGTTTCCGCATCCAAATGGCGGGTGCGGCGGTCGATTTCGTCGTGGCAGGCGCTACAGGCATACGCGCCCATGAAATCGGGCGGCTTGATACCCATGCCACACATGCCGGCCATGCGGTAATGCGCCAGCACGGTTGTTTCAGTATTGCCATTACAAATGCCAGGCAGGCGGACTTGGCACTCTTGGCCGCGCGCGGATTTGCGGATTTTGCTCATTTGGAATTCCTATTCAGATTGTCCAATGTTGCAGATAACTTTTTTCGTGCGTTCATATAACGCTGCAAACGTAGTAAATCTTGGTTGTTCAATCCTTTTAGCCTGGACGCATTCAGATTGTCGTTGAGGTCAGCTATTTTTACAGCCAGGATGATTTTGTCGTTATATTGCTTGGCATGTTTTTTGATGCGGTTGATATAGTGTTCATAAACATCATCATGTTTTCTTGTCAGCACGCTTACGCGATTAATGTCGGCATTTCTAACTCCGAGCAGGAATAAATCATCTGCGGTTAGATCGGTATCTTCCAATGCGTCATGTATCAAACCGGTTATATATGAGCCGACTTGCAAGGCTTCAGCTTCCTCAGCCACTCGGAATATGTGTTCTATGTACGGATGCCCACCACGGTCTTTCTTGTCTCTAAATTTTTCAATCAGAACTTCAATTAATTGTTCAGTCATTTGGACGTCTCCTTATTGAACATCAAGCTCAGTACGATCAGCGTATTGAACGCCCGCACCGCCGCCAGCGCCGGCCAGCCGTAGAAAATGCTGGCAACAGTGAATGCAGCATCAAACAGAACGCCGGGGCGGAAGCCTTTAGCCTTAGTTTCCTGTTGAAATTCTTTGGAAAACAGAAGTACGAGCAAGGCGGCAACGCTGAGTACCCAAAGGAAGTAATGCACCGATTCGCGGGCGGTCTGATTGAAGTGGGCGGCAACCAGCCACAGACTGATTGCGCCACAGGTAATCCAGTTGGTTTTTTTCATCTTCCAAACTCCATCATTTTTTGTACTGCCGCCTGTTGGGCGGATTCTTCGCTATCAAACACGGCGGCCAGCATCATGTTCCAGGCTACCTGAAAACAGTTTTGGTAAAAGGCGTTGAACTCTTCCTGGCTCATGCTGGCAAAGCTGATGCTTTTGGCTTCTTTGCGAACGCCCCACGGGGTTTCGTACACGTCGTAGTAGCCGGCCTGGATGGTTAGCTCTTTGCGGAACGCTTCCAAACTCAAAGCGGCAGCCCCGTATTTGTCGGCTCGTTTCTCGGCCAGCCGCCGCAGGGAATCTTCGGCATAGCCAAGCAGCACGCTCTCATCCGCGCCGGATTGGCGGCACAGGTCGCGGATAACCCAATTCACGGTATCGCGCTCTGCCTTCCCCGTCAGGCCACCGGTCGGCTGCCAGTATTCGTAGGCCAACGGAAGCAGCCCGCCGAAAAACAGCTTGTGGTGCTGGTAGCTGCGGTCTGAACCGCGTTTGATTTCCACCTTGTACGGTTTCCCGGCTTTCAGGCTGTCTAGGATTTCGGCATCGTAGGCGGTGCAAGGGATAAACGTGCCATCGGTGGTTTTGACAATGCTGGCGGCGATAGGCATTTCAGGCCGCCTCCGCTTCATTGGCGGCAGAAGACTGCTGCTCCGCATTACCTGCTGTCTTATCCCGACTTACCCACACCATAACGCACGGCGATTCTTCTTCATCGGTGTAACGCTTGCGGACGGTTAGCGTGGTAATGCGGCTGTCATCGTGGTAGGCGATACCATTGAGGGCATCGCAAACCAGCTTCGCCACATTATCAGCATCGGGTTTGGCGGTGGGATATATCTCGCCACTCCATGCGGCCTGCCGTTTTTTCTTGCTCCAGCTTTGCGGTACAGCGAAATAAGCAGTAATGCCGACCTTCAACGGGGCATCGGCATCAGGCTTCAACCAACGTTGGATAAGTGCGGCTCTCATGGCGGCGGCCTTAACCTCATCTTCGTAATCCCTGGTAGCTTTCGGCGTGAATGCCCTGCCGGCCTTAGTGAAGCGGGGACGGCCTTTGCCTTTCGGCTCGCCGTTGATGCGGATAATCAGGTGCTCCCGTTCGTAACGCTCTAAAAATTCATCAATGGATTCCATGTTGTTTTCCTTTGTGGTATTCGGTGCATTTCACGGCCTTTACGCCGTCGGGATAAATCTTGATGACGTGCATCTTGGCAAAATCCAATTGGCTGCAATCGCGGCGGAAGTTTGCGCAGTTCATGCACAGGCCGCCTTTGGGGATGTATTCGGGCATTTCACACCTCCCAACCCTCGCAGAAATCCCAGCCTTCCTGTTGGTCGTTTCCATCCCATCCATCACGTTTTGTCATTTCATTTCCTCACTTTCGCTAAAATCTCTTCACGGGTCGGCGCACCGGATAAGGCAGTCAGTTGGTGCAGCATCTTCTCTTGCAGCTTCCTGCTTGGCCGGCAGCGGCGGATTTGTTCGGCACAGCACACCGGGCAGCGGAAATTCAGCACAGAGCCGGTTGGCGGGCAGCATTGGCAGGCGGCGTTAGACATTAAACGGGTCATCTTTTGCCTCCTGCTCAACCTGTGCCGGGGCTTCCCACGGATCGGGCTGATCCACAAACCGCTGATATTGCCCTTGCCAGCCAACAATGACTGATCCGCGTTCGCCGTCTCGATTCTTAGCCAAAATGAGTTCGGCTTCGTTTTGGTTCACGCTTGCATCGTAGTAGCCGGGACGATAAGGGAAGATGATGATGTTGGCGTTTTGTTCGATACCGCCTGATTCCCGCAGGTCGGACATTTGCGGGCGTTTGTCAGGCCGTCCGTTTACCGCACGGGACAACTGCGCCACCAGCAGCACATGAATATCCAACTCCATAGCCAGCCGTTTCAGGCGGGCGGTGATCTCGTCCAGTTCTTGTACCGTGTTTTTGTTCGGGCGCGGCATCAAGTGCAAGTGATCCACCACCAACAAATCCAAGCCTTGCTTACGCTTCATGGCGCGGCATCTGGCTGCCAACCGTTCCACACCCACCATCTCCGTATCGATCAGGAAAGGCCAGCTCGCAGATAAATTGACGTAGTCGTTGTAGCGATCCCATTCCTCACGGTTCATCACCGCCGTGCGCAAATGGCCGTAGTCAATCCCAAACTGGGCAGATGCCCCGCGATCAGTCAGATCGGTAGAGTTCATCTCGTAGCTTTGGAAACGTACCTTGAGACCATTACGGGCACAGCAGCGGGCAATGTTTTCCGCCAGTACGGACTTGCCCATACTTGGCCGTCCGCCGATCACAGTCAGATCACCACGGCGCAGGCCGTTGGTGTATTCGTTGAGTTTCGGCAGCCCGGTATCAAACCCGATCAAGCCGCGCCGCCCGCTGTCGAACAGTTCCTGTTTGTAGCGGATGCCCTCACGCAAAGCCTCGATGTAGGTTCTCTCTTCGTTGATTTGTGCCGCCTGGTTTGCGATCTCCGTCAGCAGCGATACAGCTTCAGCCTGCCGGTCAGATACACTGCGCCCTTCGCGTTCGATGGCTAGATCCCGAATCTTCCCCGATGCCAGCAGCATCTGCCGTTCGGCGTAACGATCCAGCACGATTTGCACATGGCGCTTGATGGCGTGGGCGGATGCAGTGTTGTTGTATAGGTCGATGAAGTACCCCATATCCATTGACTGATCACCTTCCCGCTGGCGTAGGAAATCATCCAAGGTCACCACGTCCACCCCGATATTCGCAGCAACCATATCGCAGATCGCCTGCCACACCACCTGATGGCCGATATGGAAAAACATTTCAGGGCGCAGCTGGGCGCATTCGTCAAACGCCGCATTGTTTACCAACACCCCGCCGATCACCATTTGCTCAGCTTCGATGCTGGACGGCACTTGCAATACGCCAACGTCTTCAATCAAATCAGGCTGCATGTTTCATCTCCTCACGCTTAGCTGGTCGCCACTCCAAAATTTTCACGAAATTAGACTGCTTCACGATCCAGTCGAAATCAGCCGTCCACTCAATCCCGCTGCCGCCACACCAGCGTTCGTTCAGCAGCACCTTGCGGAAAAACTTACGCCACCAAACCAAACCGCTTTCACGATCCGAATAGCGCACTTCGCCGGTTAGGGTTTTTGAATTCAGGAATTGCAACCAACGAGCATTCACCGCCTTGATCCGGCTGTCCGTGATTTTCTGCACCGCCGGCAGCACACCAGCAGTTTCCTCGTTGTAGATCGCCACCAGCTCGCTTACCGGCGCTTCATAGCGGCGGCGTGGTTTGGCAGTAGTCCGTTTCTGATCATCCCCGATCACACCCGCCAAGCCGTCAGGATTGGCAGACGCGGCAGCGTCCACTTTGCCGGCAGAGTTTGGGGGTAAGGGGGTAGGTTCTATGACTGGTTCAAAAGAGTGACTGGTTATGGGTGAACCAGATTCACTACCCCCTAGTGCAGCAGATTCACTAGGTGGTGCATTTCGTTCACTAGGTGGTGCAGATAATTCACTACCCCCTAGTGCAGCAGATTCACCACCTTTTTTCAGGGTTAGATAAAACACATTAGACTGGTTTTCTTTGCCGTTTTTGCGGCGTTTGATCTTCAAGTAGCCCGCCTTTTCCAACGCCTGAATATGCCCCATCACTGCACGACGGCTGATCTCACATTGATCAGCGATATGCTGGTAACTAGGGAAGCATTCCCCTTTGTCGTTGGCGTTGTCTGCCAGCTTCAATAACACCAGCTTGCGTAGCGGATTGCCTACTTTCAACGACATGGCATAAGCCATCAGTTGCATACTCATAGCACCCCCTCACGGCGCAAAGCCTCTTGTGATCGGCGCACCATTCGCGCCACTTGTTGTGGCGAACGGTTGGCAATTTCTGCGCGGAATAACTCATACAGCCGGCACTTCTCGTCTCGATCCTGTACAGCAACCAACCGCCGCCCAATCTGCTTAATCCGCCGTTCACGCAGTAAATCTTCGATGCGCTGTTTCATTTCCGCGCTCCTACTGCCGCACACATCTTGCGGCTGCAAAAATTGCACCATGACAACGGCAGCCCTAATTTCAGCGATACCGTCAGCAGCTGTGTCCAAACCCATTCAGCCTTGCTTTGTTTTATTTTGTTTGTCATAATCTCTCCGAACCTTTCTTTAATTAACTCCTTTGCCCGCATTCCCGTGTGGGCTTTTCTTTTACCTGTCCGCGCGGCTGGCGAAGTATTCAGCCGAGATGCGGCACATCAGCCGGTATTCTTCAGCGTTCACCACCACAGCATCTTCAGCCACCACCTTGCCGCCACAGGCCGCAATCATTAACGCCGCCCGCATTAGCCCGCATTCGTCAGACTTCCAACGGCTCACGGTGGCATCATCCATGCCAAGCAGCAGCGCGACTTCGTGCTGTGATTTATCCGCAAGCATTCTCAAAACAGCAGCTTGCAGCTTGTGTGCCTTTGTGATGACTTCTACCGATAATTCAGTCATGGCCTAGCCTGCCACTCTCCGAAACAAATCAGGACGTTCCAGCATTACCCTGGCCGGGATGCCGCGCTTTTTCCAGTTATTCACGCGCTGTGTGCCGATATGTTTCGGGTAGCCCATCAGCCTGGCAACTTCAGCAGAGCCGCCCAGCTTAGAAATTACTTGTTCAGCATTCATTTTGCTTACCTCTTACACAAATACTGGCATTATTAAACACTACGTTTAAACAAAAGTCAAACACTTTGTATAACACATTTTGTTTAATTCGTTGGAAAATACGAGCTATGGATAAAACAATGGAACGGCTGTATGCAGCAGCCAAAGAACTGCATGGGATAGACAAGCAATCAGAGATTGCCCGGGTGCTCAACGCTTCATCCCAAACCGTGAAGAATTGGGAAACGCGCGGCATATCAAAGCAAGGGTTTCTTGATATTCAAAGAATTATGGGAATATCCCCAGTCTGGTTGAATTCCGGGGTTGGGGAGATGCGGCACGAGCCGCCAAAAGGAGACGAGATAACCGGCATCCACCGCCCGGCCTTATGGAGCAGCAACGACCCGCTGCCCGAGGAAGATTACACCTTCGCCCCCTATCTCAAAGAGAGTACTTTTACCGGCGGCCACGGCTCATTTGAAATCCCAGATTACAACGGCTTCCGCCTGCCATTTGGTAAGGCCACGCTGCGCCGCAAAGGCATCCAGCCCGATAACGTGTTTTGCTGCACCCTTACCGGCGACAGCATGGAAGAGCGTATAGCTGACGGGGCGGCCATTGCCGTTGATACCGGCGACAATGCCATTAAAGACGGCAAAATCTACGCCTTCCGCCATGACGACCTATTCCGCGTGAAATACCTCAGCCGCCTACCCGGTGGCCGCGTGAAAATCAAAAGCCATAACGAGGCTGTCTATCCAGAAGAGGAAGCCAGCTTAGAAGGCATCCAAGTCATAGGCCGCGTGTTTTGGTGGAGCGTGTTGGATTGAAAAATGATGAATAAACTAATACTTGTTCTAAGCTCGGATAGTTTTATCAGGTTCACTAAGTGGCTGGATGACACAGATGGTCATTTAAACCCTGTTTTCATTGGCGAGTTCAAACATCCGGCTGGGAATATTGAGGCGTTTTGCAAGCTGTATGACACCTCCGGGAAAGGGCTAATCAACGAAATAATCGGCTTCCTGGCCGCTCATGCCCTAGGCATCAGCCAACCGCATCATGCGTTTATTGCCCTACTGCCCATTAAAAGCCTGCCTGGCTTTACTGCCGTTGCCCGCCGCAAAGAGAATGCTTGGATGCAAAACAAAACAGACGACACCGTAATGTGTTTTTGCACTTCCCGCTTAGACGGGCATAGCGCAGCCATCCACTTGCTTTCACAAAATGGCATAGAAAAACTCATCACGGAACAAGAGATTGCAACTGATATTGCCAAGTGGGAGGAATACAGCTCAGCCGTTGCGCTAGATGAAAACATCGCCCACGCCGACCGGCATTTTAATAATCTGTTGCGGCTATCCAAGCAGAAATACGCATTGATTGACAACGGCAGGCTGATTAACGGCACCAGCGAAACATGGGGATGCGAAATGCTGGATTCCAACCAGCTCTACAACAACCGGCTGCTCAGAGCCATGGTTGCAAGAAAAGCTACCACCAAGCCAAGCAACAATCAGCTTCAAGACAAGGCTATTGTCTGCGCCGAGCAACACGAACAGAAACTGAAAAACATTGAAGAAGAGCTGGATTTTTGGTTAAATGCGCTCCTGAAAGAGCCTGAATCCACAGCATTCCGGCAATTTTTAACCGATAGAACAAAGGGTTTGCCATGTCTGTTGCGACGGAGATTCCACCTGCTGATTTAGCGACCGACACAGATATTTTTTCAGTTTTGTCGGCGATCGCTACAAAAACAACCAAACCGGCTATCACGGCTAAATGGGCGCCAATTCGTATTTCCCCGAACCTTGCCACCGGAGAAATGCTGAACGTTGGCGTTTGCGTACTGTACCGCCGCAAAGTCCATGTCAAGCTCCTTCCAAGCGCCGCCCCATTTGAAGCCCTATATGGAGGGGTTGGAAACGACAATTTCAGCTTCCTGCTCGGCATCATCGGACAATATTTGGACGGACAAAAAAGTTTGTCTGTTGATATTTCCCCGCAGGTTTCGTTGGGTAAAGCCAATTTTGTTGCGGGCGACAGCATCCAAGAGATACTAGACCGCCTGTATGCAAGCATGGTATCCCTCGATTTAATGTGCCGAAAAAAAGAGACACCAAAGGAACGTAATATCAGCACCGAAACCCTACGGCACACAGTTCATGGGTTACTAAAAAAGGAGAATGCCAAATTCGTTGAAGACAGTTGGCATGATGTGGACAATCCCATCATTCTTCCATCAAGTTCAAATGGTGGGGCGCCAAAACAGTTACAACATTTGCAACTCTGGTCAGAACCAAACATCACCAACAGTAAAATATGCTTTGCCTCTTTTGTTTCTGCCGACTATACGAGAGCAATAGTTAGGGATGCTCATTTATTTTATGCAAAACATGATATTGAGATGGCAGTTAATTCAAGGCGCGAAGAAAAAACAGCAGGGTTGTTTGTGTATCGCCCAGATGGTTTGCCGACAGATGTAATGCAGGATATTGATAATACTATCGATGATACCCATTGGCTACTCTCAAAGAATCTAGCTGGAAAGGCCACCTTCCAAATGGAAGTAGAAAACGATATTTCTAAATTGGTTTCCCATGCTAAAGCTTTCGTAGCTTAACTAATTCTACCCTAGCCCGCCCCGCGCGGGCTTTTCTTTTGCCCATCAAACCGCATCCAACTGTAAACCAGTAGCTGACTGTTGCCGCCATGCGCGGCTTTTTTGTTGCCTGCGGGAAAAATAAATTCAACAAAAAATTAAACACATACGTAAAAACTACACAAAATATTTAAACAAAGTGTTGCATTATGTGTAAACATGGTGTTTAATACACACCAACGAAGCACGAAACAGACCGCACGAGCCAAGCCCTAGCGGGATACAAGAGGGCAAGCCCAGTTTAAAAGCTGGGGGCAAGGCCGATAAGCCCTAGCGGGCAGCAGAACAAAATTGGCGAGTAAAAGCCGAGGCGAATTTTTAACAGAGCCATTTCAAAGAGATGGCTTGATTAAACATTCACTAATTGATTGAAGGAGAGAGCAATCATGTTACACATCGATAGACACCACGACAGCCAGCTAGCCGCCCATTTGAGCAGCCTAGACTATGGCAGTTACGTCTCCGACACGGCAGACGAAATCATAGCCGACAGCATCCTAGATGACATCATGCACCGCATCAGCCTGAAAGCTCAGGACGAAATACGCAGAATCGTTTTAGAGATGGCTGAAAAACGCATCCAGAAAGAGCGCGAAGATGTAGAGCGCGAAAGAGAGCAAGAAGAACGGTTTGAGCGTGAAGGCCGTTATTGGGATTAAACCAAATCCGAGACGGCATAAAACCAAGCGTTAGTTCCCAGCAACTGGAGGGATATGCGGACACCCGGCGGGGTGTTTTACCGACTACGCACCGGCAAGCAGAGGGCGGGAACCGGCCACCCGTACAGCGCTTGGTTTTATGCCGTTTCGCAACCGACAAAGGAAAAAACATGGTAGGCACGAAAGAATTTTACGACCTGATGGAAATGTTTGAAAAAAACATTAAGCGCATCTACATCCCCGGCACAAATTCACTTAATAAAGAGCCGAAAGAATTGTGGAAACAGGGCAGAGTTTATGCGGATGGCAACGTCAATTCCGCCTTCTATGCATACATGTACGGCTACAGTTTCGGGAAAACACAGTGTCAATAGCCGCAGATGGCGACAGACCCCCAGCCGGCGGTGGGGCAAAACACCGGCAGCAGGCGGCGGTGGAACTCCTACACGGGGAATCCCACCTCTAACTACCGCGCGCCTGCAATCCACAGCACAGAGGCATGGCCGCCCTGTGTGCCGCCCATCTCAGGATGGGGAACGCCCGTGCCAGGCCTATTTCCTGCCTGATAGGAAGCACGTTAAACAGACTAGGAGGGGCAGGAGGGTTTAGCGGTTTGGGTGAGTGAAAACCGCCGAGCGGGTGCGAAGCCCGCACCAATAAACAAAAGCCGAGATTTTTTACACGTCCCGGCAAACGTAGCAAAAAACAGCCGATTTTTTTACAGATTGGAGCAAAAAATGAAATCCCCCCTTGCCGCCTGGACAGCGGCATTTTTTATGGGCGCGGCCTTTGTCGCCATGCCCACCTTAGACAGCCAAGACCAGTATTTACAGACCGCCCAAACAGAGACCGCAGCCGAGCGGGTAGCCCAACTAGACCGGCAAGCCTCACAAGAGGCCGCCGAACTGGAGCGGCAATATCAAGAGATGGACGACGTGCAGATTATGCGCGGCGTGGTGTATGAACCGGAAGGAGATAAGCAATGAGCAAAAGCCAAGAGTTAATTGCAAAGCAACACCCCATCAGCGCGGGCGACATTCTGGGCATGGTTGCCGGCCTTGCCGCTGCCGCCATGCACATTTACACCATCGACCCAACCAGCAAGCTCAGCAAGATGTTCGCCACCGAAGCCATCCCGCCCATCCGGCAAATCATCCTGCCGATTGCAGAGGAGGCAAGGCAGCTGGCTGCGGCAGACGATGCCGAAGCAGACGACTTCTTAGAAGCCGTTACAGCAGTCGTTTTACTGCTGGACAAAGCCAACAAAAAAGCAATCGAGCTTGGCCTATCCGATGCAGTACCGCCGACCATCCAATAACCGGAGTTAAATCATGACCCCAAACACCCAACTGACCCCCGCCCAAAAAGCACACCGTCTCAAAGACTTTTTCCAAGCCCCCGCCGTGCAGGCCAAGATGCGCGAACTACTGGACAAAAACGCCGCCAGCTTCGCCACCAGCGCCATGCAGATAGCCAACAGCAACCCCATGCTGTTAGATGCCGAGCCGATGAGCATTTTCAACGCTGCCGTGATGGCCGCCACCTTGAACCTGCCCATCAACAACAACCTAGGCTTCGCCTATATCGTTCCCTACCGTAACAAAGGGAAAGTGGAAGCCCAGTTCCAGCTTGGCTACAAAGGCTTTATCCAGCTTGCCCAGCGCAGCGGCCAGTTCGAGCGCCTGGTATCCCTGCCCGTGTATGAAGCCCAGCTGATAGAGGAAGACCCCATCAACGGCTTCAAATTCGACTGGAAACAAAAACCGGCAGAAAACGAGCAGCCTGTCGGCTACTACGCCTATTTCAAACTCATCAACGGCTTTACCGCAGAACTGTACATGACCCGCGAACAGGTGGCTGCCCACGCAGGCAGATACAGCCAGTCTTTCAAAAAGGGCTACGGCGTATGGGCGGACAACTTTGAGGCGATGGCGCTCAAAACAGTAACCAAACTGCTGCTGTCCAAACAAGCCCCGCTGTCCATCGATATGCAGAAGGCCGTGCTGTCCGACCAGAGCGTGATTAAAGACGTAACCGGCGAACAGTTCGACTATATCGACAACCAGCCAGCCGACCCCGTGATGCTGCTGCCGGTGGATGATGCCCTGTTTGCCACCCTGAAAGAAAACATCAGAACCGGCGAAATCAGCGTGGAGAGCGTGCTGAACGGCAACTACGACCTGACCCACGAACAGAGGGCAGAGATTGAGAGCTTGTGATGCTTATCCGCTGTTCCGCCATCCACAAGATCATCGGCCTGCCGCGCAGTAAAAACGACAGGCTGACCCAGACCGCCAAAAGCCACCTGATTGCTCAAGCAAAGCAGGAGCTATTCGGCGTGGACGCCTTTGATGGCAGCAAAGAAACCGAAAAGGGCAACGCATTAGAGCCGTTCGCCATCCAAGGCAGCGGCCTGATACGCGGCAGGCAGTACGCCAAAAACACCGAGCGGCGCGAAAACGACTGCATCAGCGGCGAATGCGACATCCACGACCCGAAGCACCGCCTGATTATCGACACCAAATGCAGCTGGGATATTAAGACCCACCCGTTCTTCCGCGAAGAAGCTGAACGCAAAGTCAAGGAAGCAGGCTACGACTGGCAGATGCAGGGCTATATGTGGCTATTCGACTGCGAGCAGGCCGAGATTGATTTTTGGCTGTTCCCTTGCCCGGAAGACCTTATCGGACAATACGGCGACCCTGAAAAACTGATTGACGCCATCGAGCGTATCCCTCTCCGCAGGCGTGTTACCACCGTAACCGTCAAACGAGACCCTGAAGCCATCGAGCGCATTCAAGAGCGCGTGGCCGTTTGCCAAGAATACTATCAACAACTCATGCAGGAGCAATCCCAATGCTGAACAAAGTCATCCTGATTGGCCGCCTAGGCCGCGACCCCGAATGTAGATACCTGCCCAACGGAGATGCCGTGTGCAACTTCTCCATTGCCACAGATGAAAGCTGGAAAGACAAAAACGGCCAGCGGCAAACGAGAACGGAATGGCATGCGATAACCATGTACCGCAAGCTAGCCGAAATCGCAGGGCAATACCTGAAAAAAGGCAGCCAAGTGTATTTGGAAGGCAAAATCCAAAGCCGCAAATACACCGGCAAAGACGGCATCGAACGCACCGCCTACGAAATCGTGTGCAGCGAAATGAAGATGCTGGGCGGCAAAGCGGAGGGAGGGGAAGGGCAGCACAATCCACCGCCGCCACCGCAGGCAAGGCAGCAACCAGCCGCGCCAGTGCCGCAAGATGATATTGATGATGGAACAATCCCTTTTTGAATTGGAGACTTTATGCAGCCATCAATTGAAACTATGAAAGCAGCATATGACAAACACAAAAATTTGAAAATTGCTGCAAGCGAAATAGGTATGAAATGGCAAACATTATATTGGTATTTAAAACGTGAAAATTATCCCATTGTTGGAGATAAGTCAGCATATGGTTCAGCCAAAGATAAGTTTGCCGCAAGGGCGGAATCAGACTTTAAGCGTATAGTTCCTATGGCAACTGATATGAACAAAGAAACTTATCAAAGTAAGTATGATTTCAAGATTAATGGATTAAAAATTGACATCAAAGCATCCAATCTAAATCATGGGATAAATGGTTCAAAATATATGCGATGGGCTTTCTCGTTGAGAAGACAAGAAATGTTTGCAGATTTTGTTGTTGGTATGGCTTATAAAAACAACGAATTGTGCAAGTTGTTTTTATTCCCATCTGAACAAATACGATTCCGCCAAACCATTACGATAAGCGAACGAGGCTCAAAAAAATGGAGTGAATTTGAGATTAGTGATATCGATTTAAAAGAATTCTTTGAACGTACTACATTAAATTAACAGCTAATCTAGGAGCAACCATGACCCATCAATTTAAATTTGGCGATATTGTGCGAGATGCAGTTCCAGGCCTAGGCGTGTGTGTAGTCATTAACACATCGGAACATTTTGCTTACATTATGAATAGCCATGGTGAATATAATCCCTTAGCAAAACCCGCCGATTTGGAGCTCATCCCCCATCCCGACACCGCGCGTATCGATTGGCTCGCCGCACAAGATGACATCGACATCACACTAGGCAACACCGTCCAACTAAAGCCCTGCCTGCGGGCGCATATCGATGCCGCCATGCAGGAGCAGGCAGCAGAAGCAGAGGAGCAACCATGACCCCAGAAGGAATCGAGCGGGAGCGCAGGGCGTTTGAGGCGTGGTACAGCCGAGCCTACCTACCGACCGCAGCGCACGGTAGAACGTTTAGCAAATACCAAGCTGGGACTTATCGCCTACAACACGTTCAAGACGCATGGCAAGCATGGCAAGCCCGCGCCGCACAATCCGAATGGATAAGTGTGAAGGATAGGCTGCCTGAAATCAACACCTACGTTTTAGCTGCAACTTCGCGCGGACTGGTTATCATCGACCGCGTGTGTGATTACGGCAGAGGTAAGGAGTGGGTTAGCGGACATAGTGATAATCCTATAACCCATTGGCAACCGCTTCCCCTTCCGCCCACCGCAAACCCCGCCGCGTAATGCGGCTTTAATTTTGGAGAGAAAAAATGACAGCATATAAACACGCAGCATTGATGCTGCAATATGCCAAGGATGCCGCTGAAACGGATAAGCCGTGGGAGCGGTGGGAGTGGCGTGACATTAATACTAATCAATTTATCACCTGTAACCAACACCCTAGTTGGAGTTTAAATGGTGGATTTCGTCGCAAACCGCAAGTAATTCGAGTAGGCAGGCATACATTTACTGAACCAATTAGATTTAATCCTGAACAAGACACAATTTATTGGGTTGTATCTTTAAAAGATACTGGTTACAGTCCTACTAACCATACTTGGAGGGGAGATAAAATTGATTTAGCCTTGTTAAAGGCTCGTGTAGTTCATTTAACCCAAGAAAATGCTCAAACTCACGCCGATGTATTGAACGCAATCTGTCGTGGAGACGTAGAATGAACTCATGGCTCATTGACATCATCCATGCCATAGACGGCATAGCCAATGCCGTCTTTGGGTTTTGGTCTGTGTACTACGCGGTGCACATGATTAAATTTCGCACCACTCCCGGGCTGAAATTGCGCTATAGATTGATGTATGCCCTGTCTATTTTTGGCGTGTTATTTATCCCAAGCAAAGCCACGTTGGAGATATTGATTAACTAGGCCGCCTTCGGGCGGTCTTTAGTTTGGAGAGAAAAAATGATTAAAGAGAAACTGATCGAAGAGATAAAGAGCTTCATCTTTTCGCGAGATGATATTGAGTATAAAACCGTTCGCTGGGGATGGTGTACGGATGCTAATCGAATAGAAAAATACTGCAAAAAATTCCGAGAAGCAGGTGTGAATTTAACGTTCACATGCGACAGGGGGAATGCAGAGTACCCCTCCCGAAATTTCAGGTTTGACATCACAGCCTACAACGAAGGCATGATCGAGAAAGCCCGTCGCATAATGCGTGAGATTGAAGCGGAAAAGAAGAAATGAAGCGCAAGAGAAAGCCCGCCAAACCATATCGTGGATACTGCACCTTCCCCTTGGTGGGTGCGGATACCTACCGCGAATTCCATGCAATCGCCGAGATGTTCGGCGACTTCGCCGACCCCGTGAAACGCAAGCGCATCTTCGACAAGCCTAGAAAGTATCGGTTTGAAATATGGCTGAAGCTGGTGGGCAAGCCTGAATACGAGATACGGGAAGCCAAGATAACGAGCGAAGGCGTAACCCGTGAAAACCTTAGCCAGATCCTATACGAGGTAGCCATGCAAGGGCTACAGGATTTGGACGGGCTGGAAGAAGTGGACGGCGAGCAGTCCATCATCAAGATTATTATTTGAAAGGGGAAACATGACCAACACCTTTTTAACCCGCGAAGAAATCATCGAACTGACCAGCCGTAAGCAGCCGAAAAAACAGGCCGAAACCCTGCGCAAAAACGGCATTCCGTTCTTTACCAATGCCGCAGGCTACCCTGTTGTCAGCCGCAGCGTGCTGGAAGGCAAACCGCAAAAACATAAGCCGGACAAGCCCAGGTGGCAGCCGGCAGTCTAGGAGGGAATAATCATGGGCAGGAAACGAAGCGCCAACAGCAACCTGCCGGATAGAATGCTGGCGCGCAGACGCACCCGAAAAAACGGCAAGACCACCGTCTATTACTACTACGACGGGCGGGAAGACGGGCGGCGCAAAGAAATCCCGCTTGGCACGGACTACATTGCCGCCGTTCAAGAGTGGAGCAAACTCGAAGCAGCCAAACTGCCCAAGTCCGCCCGCGTTACCTTCCCTGTTGCAGCCGAACGCTACCTGCAGAATATCATCAGCCACCGCAGCCGCAACACCATTTCCAGCGCCAACAACGCCGTGCGCAAGCTGTCTAAGTTTTTCGGCGGAAAGAACCCGGCGCCACTGGATGAAATCGAACCGGCACATGTCCGCCGTTATCTTGACTGGCGCAAAGACACCCCAGGCGGCGCTAACAACGAAATCGGTTATCTCAGCGCCATCTTTAACTATGCCAGAGAGCAGGGTTGGACAAGCAAAGAAAACCCCTGCCGCAACGTCAAGAAGCACAGCAAGAAGCGCCGTGAGGTTTATATTGAGGATTACCTGTATCAGGCCGTCTATCAGGCTGCCAGCCAGCAGATGCGCGATTTAATGGACATTGCCTACATCACCGGCCAGCGCCCTGTTGATATAGTCGGCATTCACAGCAGCCACATCCACGAAGGCATCCTACATATCAGCCAGCAGAAAACAGGCGCTAAGCTACGCTTTGAAATCAGCGGCAAGCTCAAAGAAATCATCGACCGTATCCACCAAGATAACGGCTACCTGTTCCTCAACAGCCACGGGAAACCGTTGTCCCGCGCCGCCCTAAGCAGGCAATTTTTAGAGTTGAGAAAAACCGTCATGCAGCAGCGGCCTGAACTGGCCGAAGAGTTGTCCGCATTCCAATTCCGCGACTTGAGAGCTAAAGCCGCCACGGATATTTACCTAGCTGCCGATACCCGCAGTGCTTCCGACCAACTTGGCCACGCCTCTGAGCAGATGACCAAAATCTATATCCGGCGCGGTAAAATTCTCAAGCCGCTGAAATAG